CGAAGGTGACGCTCTCGACCACGCCGAGAGAGATGTGCCAGTTCGCGCGGAACCGGCCGCCGACGTAGCCTTCAGGCGCCTTGATGTCCATGCCGTCGTTGAGCTTGCGGCCCTTCTTCAGTCTGCCGCCCTTCGTGAGGTTGGCCGGATCGCTGCGCAGCGCGCTGTTGTGGTCGTCGACGGCCTTGTTGTACTCGGTCGCAATCGCGTTCTGCGCCCAGATCTCCGGGTTTCCGACGGGAGACATGCGGATCAGGCTACTGCCGACCTCGATGATGATCTCGCGCACACTCGCGTCGATGGCTTCGCTGGTCTGAGCGGCAAACTCGGCCAGGCTTAGGGCAAAACTCCCGGACTGCCCGGCGCCCGTCCGGCTCATGACCGCACCTGCAGCTCATAGAGGATCGGCGTCCCGGCGGGATTCACCTCTTTCAACGGCGGCACAATTGACCATGTGCGCCCCTGAATAATCACCTTGTTCAGCAGATCCGGAACCCACTCCAGCCCCTGAGCGGCGATCTTTAGCTTCTTATCGCCCTGCCGAATGAGGCTGTTGTTTTGGAATTCCTGACCGGTGAAGTCGAGCAGGATGCCTTGGGCGGTCTGCTCTATCGTGGCGCCCGGTGAATCGCCACCGGTCTCAGGGTCGTACTCGCCCGGCTCAGTCTTGCTGATGGTCACAGGCTGGCCGAACTCTGTGATCATCTCCAGAGCCATCACGGCCATTTCGTCGTAGAAGGCCATGGTGTGGCTCCAGAAGTGAAAAAATGCAGCGTGCAGGCTGAGTCTCGTTTAACAAAAAATTTGGAGCGCAGCCGGAGCCCTCAAATACTTCCGCCTAAAATACTCGACGCTACCGCACCAGCAGCGGCTTTGATCGTGTCAAAAGTAAGATCTAAACCTTTCTCTTGTAGAAGAGATCGAGTCTTTTTCCAAACTGTTTGAGACCGGACGTTGTCCAGAAACTCGTGACCTGCCCAAGTAAGCTCTCTAGCCTCGCAGCTACGAGGCGAACCTAGCGGGCTGCGACATGTGCCAGTAACTAGACCAGCTTGTTGCAACAGATAAATGTGGTCAGACACGACCTGTCCGTCATAGGCAGGCAAATCACCTTCAGATACTACGTGCCGATGATTATCAATCGACTCCACAGCGATGAGTATTTCTCTAACCAACTCCCAGTCTCTTTTCATGACATCTCCATAGGTCACGTTTCCGAGAGGTGAGAATAGCTCAGGCTCTGACAGCGAACAGCCCACGACGCTGGAGATAATCTGCAAACTGCGTTGCGCTCGGCCGGTCCGGCGCCGCCGGCAACAGTCGGCCGCTAGTGTTCGGGATCGTCGCGTACTCGCGAGTTACCGCGCCCTCAACACGCTCAAGCGTTACCGCGCCTTTGCGCTTCTCGATCGGGTCGACGTCGTCGGTGTGGATCTCCGCAGCCAACGCCATCTGGCCGTACTGGATCCGCGCTGGCAGGTAGTTGTCTGGCTTGATTTCGTAGTCCAACTCAACGCCTCGGCGCGGCCAGGACAACGCTTGCTCGCTGTTGGACTTTCGCCCTTTCCACGCCATACCGTCCATTGCCAGCGCGGCCCGGCGCAGCAATGCTTCCTGTGCTGGCACCTCCTCTGGGATGGTCACGCCGAACTTTACGGCGTACATGGCCAAGTCCTCAGCGGATGCGTAGCTTTCGGCGTCAGGCTTACTGGTACCGTCCTCGATGATGAGAGTCATGAATCAGCTCGTTGTGGTGTTCTGGATCGGGCGCCGCGTTGACGGGCACCCGGATTATTACGCCTGCTGCAGATCAGCTACTGCCTTTTCCAGCGATTCTACCGAAGCATTTGCCCGATACGTCACGTTGGCAGCGTCGAGTTGCGCTTTGAGGTTCGCGATCTTCTCGGCATTGTCGACCGGCTCCGCTGTCGCCTTGAGGCGTTCGACTTCAGCGCGGAGCAAATCAACCTCGCCCGCCAGACCATCGCGTTCGCCCTCGATGGTGACGACACCTTCGTGAATGGCCTTGAGTGCATCGAACAGGCGGATAGGCAGCTCGCCGGCGCCAGGGCGTTCCAGTTCAGTCAGACCTTCGGCGGCTTCGATCAGCAACACGATGCTGTCGCGCTCTGCATTCAGCTTGCCAATCAGCTCTTGCAACGCAGCGCCGTCAAAATCACCGCTATCGGCGATCAGCAGCACCGGTGCCGAATCAACCTGTCGCACCGTCACTTCTGGCACATCCTCAGCCTCGTCGTCACGGCTTTCAGTGGCATTCGCGTCGACAATGCGCAAGCCGTTTTGCTTGGCCAGCGCCTTCACATCTTCCTGGTATTGGTGGAATGGACCGGGCAAGTACCAGATGTTTTTGTTGCTCATGTTCATTACCTCGTCGAGCCGGGCACACAGCCCGGCTCAACATTCAGGGGTTACTTGGAGGCATCACCGATCAGAGCCACACCGGCGGTGTGCTTGATGCTGGTAGCGGTTTTGTCCCAGTTGGTACCGGTCGCCAACTCAGCGTCGGTTGGCGACTTGCCGCCGGTAGTGGTGTCCCAGGTGTAACCCTTCAGGCCCAAGCCGAAGGTGTAATCGGTTTGGAGGGTGGTTTCGATGCGCTCCTTGCCGTTGGTAGTCTGGACGTTGCTGATGATGTCGCGGCCGTCGTGGACCAGTGCAGCGCCCTGCACCAAGGACAGGATGATTTCCTTGTTCGGGGTGCCGGCCTGCATCAGCGCAGGGGCATCCGTTACAACAGAGATCTTACCGAGGATGTCCACCACGCGAACGTTGCCCGCCTGGAACAGCTGCTGCTGGTTCGCCAGGTTCTGGCCGACCAACTTGTGGTAGCTGGTGCCCTGCATCACCTGGGTGACCAAGTTCTGACTGGCGTCGCCGAACTTCGCATGCGCGTTGTTCAGGCCGGCGTAGGTGATGCCTGCGGTCGCCGACACGTCGTTCACGGCAGAAGCCTGGGCGGTGATCGCTGCAACCAGTGCTGCGATCGCAGTGTTCAACTGGTCCTTCAGCAGGATTTCAGCGAACGCGCGGCTTGCGACTTCGATACCTTGCGCGGTTGGGCGCTCCAGCCAGGTCATCTGCGATGGCTCATAGCGGATCGGGCCGAAGCCGCCGGCGACCTTCACCGAAGTGTTCTTCAGCTCGGTCAGGTCGGTGGCAGCAACGGCGGCGTTAGCGCTGTAGCGGTCTACGCGGCGCTGGGCAGCAGCAAGAGTCTGGAAAAACGACTCTTGGAGGAAGTCACCAGTGAAGCCGTCCGGGGACAGCACAATAGCGCCCCGGCTCGCAGCGTTGAATGCGGCGAGATATTGATCCAGCGTCTCGAGAGTCGCCGGCATGATGTATTCGTTGAAAACCTGCATTTGCGACAGGGACATGAGTCATTTCCTTACGATTGAGGGAGATCTGGGAACCGGCTTGCGATTGCAGCCGTGCGTTCCTCTTTGGTACCGCCGATTTTTCCTTTCGGGGCCCCGCCCCCTCCACCTGCACCGCCGGCCCCGCCGCCCGATGCCTTACTGCCCGCGATCAGCGGCGCGAACGCCGCGTCATTCGCGATTTCTGTTTTAAGCTCGTCGAGCGTTGCCGCCGAGAGCTTGCCCTGTACATCGAGGACGACCACAACAGGCTTCCCGTCGCGCTGCTCGACGCTCAGACGACGCTCGATGTGCGGCAACAGGGCTTTCGCGCTGCCTTGCACTGCAAGTGCAGAGGCGATGTCAGTAGCGGTACGACCGACAGTCAGATCCCGGATCTGCCCGCTGAGCGTTCCACGCTCCTGTTCCAACATGCCGTTCAGCTCAGCTTCGCGGCGGATAAATTTTTCAGTCCAGGAGCGTTCGAGCTCTTCGACGTTGCCGGACTTGCGAGCGGCTTCTTCACGCTCAAGGCGCGCTGCATCTTCAGCTTCGCGTGCCTTCTTCTCGGCGGCTTTCTTCTCGCCAAGCAGCTCATCAACCTTGGCCTTCAGGCCGGATACATCTTCTTGCTGCGGCAGACCTTCAATGCCGAGTACGAACTTGCCGTCCTTCTCGGTGTAAAGAGCGCGCACGGCTTCATCTACCCCTTCCAGGGTATCCAGTTGGAATTTCAGCATTGGTTGTCTCCCAGAGACGTAGATGCAGGCCCT